CCAATTTTACTAATTGGAATTTTTACTTGCAAAAGTATTCCGTTATGATATTCTTTTGCCTTTTCCTTCGTCCATGCCGATAATCCAAAACTATTATCGTAATTCACATTGCAATCGCAATGTGAATGATATGTTTTACCTATTTCATACTTAATGCTGGGTTTAAATACACTAGACATGTTATTGCGTACCGATTTGTACGCAAGAACATATTTATCATCTATTACTTCGTAAGAAGTATGTTCTTTGATATACTCTAACTTCTCCTTGGTTGGCTTATAAAGCCAACAAGAAGAAGGTACCTTGATATTGAATTCTTTACGAAATGATAATGATAGTTTTTGATACATAGAGATATCATCCCAATTTACATAATCCTTGAATTCACGAATAAGTTCTTCAGATAACGTTGAATATATAGAGATACGATTCCAATATACATAATCCTTGAATTCACGTATGAATTCTTCGGATAATGTTTGATGTTTAGAGATATACACCCAATGTACATAATCCTTGAATTCACGAATAAATTCTTCGGATAATGATTGATATTTAGATATACGACTCCAATATACATAATCCTTGAATTCACGTATGAATTCTTCGGATAGTTTTTGATGTATAGAGATATAATACCAATCTACCTTATCCGTAAATTCACGAATAAATTCTTCGGATAATGATTGATGTTTAGAGATAGAATACCAATTTACATCATCTTTGAATTCACGTATGAATTCTTCGGATAATGTTTGATGTATAGAGATATAATCCCAATCTACATTATCCTTAAATTGTTGCAAAGATTTCTTATTAAGTTTACCATTTTTGTTAAACTTAACAGAAATATTGTATTGTTCAGCTATTTGTTTGATTAATTTTTGCATTCTACATATTTATGTTATGCACAATTTGAAGCCCAGACTGGCTTCTCAAGCAGATCGGTCTTTAGGATCAGCTCAGCCAGAGAAACTCTGCGCTGAACCGTTTGTCCGACAGCTTCACGGTTAACTGGAGTAGAAGCAATCAAGTTGCGGATGGTGCGTGGAATTGCGTAGACATCGCTGAATGTCTGCTCATCAATCATGAAGCATGGGATACCAAGCGCGGTGGCAGTCTCTTGTACTGCAAATCTACGCTCCGGGTAGTTACCCTGAACCTTCAGGAAACCGAAGGCTACTGGGTTCAATCCGGACTGCTCAACAGTCTTGGTGAATCGGCTTGCGCCCTCGTCACCAATGAAGAGGAACAGGACGTCCTCTCCTGGCTGCGGCTGGTGATGCTGGATTGCACGAATACCAGCACCGTAGTCGGTACCACCACCGGCATGCTCGTTGTTAAAGGCGTGACGTACACCTGCAGCAGTTGCGCTCTTGAGAGTGATCTCATAACCGTAGGTGTTGAAGGTCGAGATGTGAATCTTGTCCTCCGGGAAGCCCTGCAGGAACTTCTGCAAGTATTCCTTTGCCTTCTCGATTGCACCCTCCATGGATCCAGACTTGTCTACCATGAAGTAGACACGAATGTTGTCCAACACTTCTGCCACTGCAGCCTTGGCCGCATTGTCAGCTGCCTCTTCCAACTTCTCGCGAGTCTCCTGATTAGATACGCGAGACGCGATGTTGGCAGCACGCATGTCGGTTGCCTTCTTCATTGCCTCTTCCCAAACATTCTTGACCTCTGGGTCCTGCAACAAGCCAAGCTCTTCAAGAGTCGGGGTAAGGATGATGAGATCCTTGTCGGAAACACATCCTGCCTCAACAGCTGCCGCTACAATTGCGCGGGTAAGACCAACCTCGGCTGGCACCATGCCCACGATACGCTTGTAGTTAGGCTTGTCACGAACAATCCTCTGGCAGATTTCTGCCTCGGAAAGTTCGTCCCAAGTTTCGGCTGCAGCAACTTCCTGTCCGATAGCAACCTCTCGACGGCCATCATTAGACTGTACTTGCTTCCAGCGAAGCAACTCGAAAAATCGCGGGCTAACCGGCTTGTAGCCAATCCTACGCGCAAGCTCCATAACAGTTTTACGAAAGCCTGCCTTGACAAGGCCTTCAAGAAGCCGGGGATTCTCTTCACGGTAACGTAGCCACTTTTCAACAGACTTACCCCATCGGCCATAGAATGGCTTACGCGCCGAGCGGCCGAAACCAAGCTCACGATTGATTGCTGCAATTTCTGGCACAGACAGCAAATCATGAATACGAAGCAAGAGCTTCGGGTTCAAATCCTTGTTATCCTTGCGTCGCAGCAAGAGAAGCATAGCCTCTCCAACATCACGGAAGTCATCATCGTAGAAAGCTACCTGACCATCTTCGCGAATTGGATCGCCCTTACGGTTCTGAACCAGCATCAAGGCTGCCAAAACAACCTTCAAATCGCGGTGGTCCTGCTCATAGGCATACGAAGCCCAACGAGCTGCAAACTGGTTGTCAAGCTTCCAGACCTCAACGGCTTGCTTGTACATCCAGACGGCAACTTCGGTAAAAATGCCTGGCTTACGATATTCACCGACTTTGAGACGATTTTCACGTACGGAACCGTCTGCCCAAAGTTCGCCTACGCGAGTTCTTCGCGTGCCCCTACCAACCTTATCCAGACGGTACACTACCTTCTTTCCGTCTTCTTCTTTGTAGGTAACAGGCACCCATCGGACGCCTGCCGGATTAGAAGTATCGGCCGCAACCATACCTGGCCGTCCGTGATAAAGGTGGTCAGAATAGCTAAGTAGCGTATTGATGATACGCTCTGCTGGCCCAAGGCTCTCTGTGTTGGTGTTCGGCATCTTTACTCCTTTACAAATTTTTTACGGTGACAATTGGCACATACCAAATCAGTCTCTTATTATAACCAATTTAAGTGTTACGTCAATGATTTTTTTGCGTTATATTACTAACTATGTTTCGATTTTTATTAATTATACTATTGCTATTTTTTTCAGGATCAGCCTTTGCTGGCGATAGTTATCGTGTTAAAAGGAAATTAACCCCTATTGGAGGGCCAGAATTGGCGGCAGTATTACGTGATGGACATTATGCTGTGTTTGGCTTTTTTCCAAGCGATGAACGTCTCGGTGTTGCCTGGGCTCATGTTGCTATTGAGAACCGTCAGGGTAAAGAGGTATACAATCACAATCTTGGAAACATTACGTCTAGCAAAAAGCGCCCATACTATGTAAAGAGAAACCGATTTAGGGCTCACAAAACTTTCATTGCTGGTGCAATCGATTATTGGAATGTTGTAAAGAAAATGTGTAGAAGATCATTCAAACATTTTGATAAAGGCCATCCATATAGAGCAGCTCGGGCACTCAAGAGATGCGGATACTATGGAGCAGATTCAGATAAGTACGGCAAAGCTATGGTCAAGCTCTACAAGAGATCAAGAAGGAAGGTTCTGTCCAAGCTCTAATCTTCATCATCTGGATCTGGCAATGGCGGTATCAGGAACTGGAAACCAATTGTTTTTATCGCACTTACACGTAGGTATTTTATTCAAAACAATGACCATTTTCCGTGATGTATGATTTTAGCTCATTGAAGTCTAAACGTACGTATTGTTCCCAAACTATTTCAAATTTTTCTGGAACGAATTTCTCAATAACTCCCGTTTGTTCCGAAAAATCCATATAGTCCTCTTCTAGCTCGTGTTGTAATTTTTCATCGTAAATCACTTTGTATTTGTTATCAGAGATAATGTGGATTGTTTTCCAGCCATTGGCGTCGTTCATTTTCCACCATATAAAAATCAAGCCCGGATAATCTTTTGATATTTCTTTAAACTTCATTGGCGTAGCGTAATTCATAGCCGAAGACAACCAGATTCTACTAATTTTTTCAGCCATCCTAGCATTTTGGTGCCAAAATGGAAATAGCTTCCGGAGATCATTAGGATTTCCTAATACTACGGCTTCTTGAATATATGCAAATGCCATTATAACTCTGATGTTGGTGAGTCCAGATCGAAGTTAACTTCGATAAACTCTATGACTTCTTCTGGGTCGGCATTTCGTTTAAACAGAATATTGGGCCCATGTTTATCCAGCATGACTGCCTTAATGTCATTGCTATGTTGCGTCATTCCATCACGCGTATTCATGCCGCATTCTAAAGAGCCGCATTCTAGATGCTGCTGTGGTCGTACAGTAACAGACGATCCTTCTTTGATTTTGCAGTGAAAGTGTACCACACAATCGAATCCCGGATTGTCCTTGAAAACTTCGTATTGGCTTCTAACTCCAGCAGATGGCTTTTCTCCATAGGCAGTAGGATTTCCTTCCCTATCGAAGGTTACTACAACCAAGTCTTTGTCGGCTTCTTCGTTGTAGTTCTTCTTTCGTCTAGAAGAATATATTTGATATTCTATTGCTCCCAAACTTTCAAAAACGCCGAAGTGACCAACAGTTACTCCGTTGAACGAACGATAAGCCCCGCGTTCTACGCAATAGTTTACAACTTTTCTAAGGACTTCCGGAACTCTATGCGAATTCCATTTTATCAGCTGTAAGCTGGAAACAACATTGGTACGATGAAATGTTAGTTGGCTACGAGCATAAGTCATTTCTACAAGCGTCTTTAGTGCCTCAAGCCGATCCTTAGTCACAGCATATCGCGCAAGCTCTGGGGTGATAACCATATTTGTTCTAGTCTCAATGTCGTTTGCAAGAACTAGATTGCATGAATTCTTTTTGAGCAATTTAAGCCCGGCAGAAAACATTTCATCTTCAGTGGCTCCAGTGGTTGTTTTAAACCCTACTAAGAAGATGTCCTTGCGCTCTTTGCGAATCTTGCCAATAAGTTTGTCGGTGGGCCAGCATTCCAAAACAATATCACCTTCAGAAGTTTTGAGACGCGAATATTCTTTACCAACAGCCGCTGTGTACATCTCGGCGTTATTGCCAATTGCCATAACTTCATAGTCACATATCGCAACTGGCATGAATATTATCTTGGTTTGTGGTTTTGCAATCAGCTCATCTAACAAATCAGAAATGTCTTCAATGGTTTCAAGATCGTGCCCTCCAGCCATTTTGGTTTGTTGTAAAATAACAGTGTGAGCACGTGACATGATTCTATCACATAGTTTAGCTAGTACTTCGCCGGTTGAACCATAGACCGGAGCACATAGAGCCAGATGTGGGCGAATATGACTAATTGTTCCGCCGCTAATAATATGAACGTTCTTCAAGGCTTGCATTCCTTTTTGCACTCGAATTCGTAATTGTGTTTCTTGACCTCAACCATCTTAGCTGAATCAAAGTTATCTGGGAATCTTGCAGGAATGCGTTGGTCGCACTTTCTGCACAGATAAAAGAAGTCGTACAGCTCGGATACTGATTTTTCTCAGACATTTCGGTACTTCATTTAGCACCCCCGGAAGGACTTGAACCTTCAACCCTCAGTTTAGGAAACTGATGCTCTATCCATTGAGCTACGGGAGCGTGTTATAACCAAATGTGTTCTTTTGCTCATGCCGGAAATTCCCTTATACGCAAGTCTGCTGGAAAATCTTCCATGTTCTCGCCTTTGTTTGGCCAGATCAATCCGTTGTTCTTGGCCCAGATGGCACCCATCTGTTTCATGAAAAAGACAGCGCTGCCAATGGCTGATTCCAGTGTTTATCACCGAAAAATCTACGCGCGCCAGTTGGTCCCCAAACATCAAAGCCAGTTCTTTTAGCCCACGTTTCGGCATAGCAGTTTCTGCATGCTTCAGACACACGCACACAACCCCACCAAGGATTGAACGTGTTGTGCGTCCATGCAATTTTTGAGTCCTTACCCATTTTCTTAACTAATTCCAAAAGGCGATTGCCAAAGCAGAAATGCTAGGTCCATCCCTTAACTCTCCTGATTTAATCATCTTTTTTATTTCGTCAAGAGGGAAGGGTCTACAATCTACAATACCTTCATCTTGTTGCCTGTCATTGCCTACCACAGTCAGACTACGAGCAATGTATACATGCCCGATATTATTGGATAAACCTGGTCCCACTGGAAGTTCATATATCTTCTTCCAAGAAGCTGCGCTGAGGCCACATTCTTCTTGTAGCTCTCGTTGCGCAGCTTCCTGTGGTTCTTCGCCATCGGTAGAGCCAGCAGGAATCTCCCATGACCATGTTTGTGTAGGGTACCGGAATTGCTTGATTAGGTATATTTCACCAGCGTTATTGATAGGGATCATGAATACTGATTGGTGTTTTTCAACTACGTAGTATTTACCTTCATCTCCCGTTGGCTTAATTATCGAGTCTTCTCTAATGGAGAAGTACGGATTAGTGTGAATTATTTTTGAATCAAGATTTTTCCAAGTACTCATTTTTGAGAGCCCTTTCTCTGATTTGGTCTAAAGTGTCGTCTACTAGTATGTCTCCATTTTCATAGACCGTTCTCATAATAGAATTTTCCTTAGCCAATTCATCTGTTTCTAGAGTAACGGTTTTAACTCCCTCGGCAGTTTTGATCAAATCGAGTCTGCCTTTTTTGCTGTTTTTGTTGCTGTCAGTGACGGGTATCTTTAGTACATCCACTGATTTACCATTACAAGTAATGTGGCTGCATTTCATAGCTAGTTGTAATGTATCACGATTGAGCTGTTGCAGCAAACCACCGCCCATTCCGAACGAAATATTAGATGCACTAAAGCCGTAACTCATAGCAACGTCCAATATTCTTGGAATAGACTCATCAGTTATTCCATCGCCTTGGATTACACGAACATGCTTTAACACCTTGAACCCTTTAGAATTTGTGGTGTATCCAAACTTATCCGCCAGAATCTGCAATGTCTTCAGCACAACCTCATGTGGAGTGCCTGAGTCTGGCCTGATGACCACAGTTGCGCCAGAATCAATTACTTCCTGCCTCAGCTCTTCGCCCCAGATTTTGGAGCACGCATTGTATATGTCGTATGAATCAGAAACGACCGCTACTAACGAGTCCTTCTTAGCGAAATTACGAAGCATGTTGCGATAAGCATCTGCCTCATTCTCTCGTCCCCAAGAAGTGATCGAGCTGTGTTCAGCGGCCGGAATACTGAACCCAGCCATTGGCGAGTTGTAGTACTCATTAGCACACAACACGCCAATTACGGTATCAGAACCTTTGAAATTAACTAGGTGAGCAGCTCCGCCTAGCATGGCCGATTCTTGGCTGCTGACGCCCCGGGAGCCAAAATCATGGAGCTTGAAGTCAATCTCCATCTCGGGCGCGTCTGCTGACCTCTCAAGGGCATCTAGAATGATTCTACGGGCATTCCAGCTACGAGTAGCCACTGTAGTTCCGTACCATACGTAACGTAACAGCATTGTTTCCAGCCAAGAAACAATCCAGAACATCTTAGGATCGGTGGACTCAACCGTCACCAGGACGTTGCTTAGATGAAGCACGGTTCCTTCGGGGACGGCTCGAATGCGAATTGGCAGCTTGCCACCAAGTTCCTTTGCAATGTACATCCATCCGGCGTAGTTGAAAGGCTCACCATGAGCCTCGAAAAAGACTTTGGCTTTTTCAACTTCTTCAGGAGTCACGCGGTGGGACAGGTGTTCCTTGAGAAAGTACTGTAAGCCAAAGAAAACTGATGCGGGATACGTATCACTGCCGCGACTCTCAATGTATGAAAACATGCTGGTGGTGCCGGGTGGATACTGTAGATAGTGAGATGCTTTGTACGAGTCGGTGTCGAATAAATAACTATTGTATTTCATGACTTCCTCCCGTGGTTACTGCCATGAATGCCACCATAACGACGATGATATTCCTGTGACGAAACTGGCTCTGCATTGCAGTAGTTTCCATCCCAGGTTCCGAATCTGTCTGGAACACTCCAACAATTCTCTGGTGAGACGCATTCGCATATTAGAACTGGACCATCTCCGCAACGACCATCGTAATAGGCCTTTGCCCCGCAGCATGAACAAACGTAATTGTGATAACTCATAACAATCTCCTTGTGAAAAGCGTTATGACCCTCTCTGGGTCGTATACGCGGTTACCATGAAGTATCAGGCGAGGTGTAAACCTGAACCTGATGACGAATTTTATTCGCCGGCTTTTTGTCTGTGAAAATCAGTCTGAAAAAGTATCTCCATCCGTGGCCGGTAGATGGTTGCCCACGATGAATGGTTGGCTGGTTGAATCGTATGATGTCTCCATCCTCAGCTTCCATTATAAGCACTTTGGACATACTTTTAATAGCAGAATTAACAGAGCGCCATACATATGAATTTTCATCCAAGTCAACGGTTACATCTTCTACTATAAGTTGTGTGTTGCTTAGCCCCGGATTCGATGGAATTACACATAGGTAGTGGTACAGATCGTCTCTCATTAACCCAAGATCTGGTTGAGATTTTCCATCTGGTCGAGGGACTGCATCACAGTGCCAGCCACCGATACATGGATAAAATTCCGGCATCAACATAACGCTTTTTGTATCAACATGTACATGAAGATTTGGATCGTTCCACTGTCGTTGAAACTCCGAACATTGGCGGTAACAGGCCAGTTGTTTAAGAATGCTGGTTGTTAATCGGCCACCCAATTTGTACGCATGATCTAAATCGCAATCATACAACATTGGTTCTGCCTCAATAACCGAGACAGGTTCGATTCTATTGACTTTGCCAATCTTTGTTACAGAAGGCTTAAATGTATATTGCATATTAACCTCCCCGCATTAATATCTACATACATAATATGCAATGATGTGCCAATGATCTTCAAAGAACTCATGTTCACGAGTCATAAATTCATTCAGCGGCATCCACCAAGCCTTATCAGCGTCAGAAGATCCCTTTACTTTTGGTAAATCACCAGATCCAAGGTCAATTAGATATGCGTGTGTAATAGTGCGACCCCTTAAAGAACGTTCAGGATGATCAAAAACTCGGTTAGCTTTTATTGCTGAACGAAGATGAGCTTTAGGAATATTGATTCGCGTTTCTTCCTTGAGTTCACGAATCATGCCGTCTTCAATCTTTTCATAAGGATCCAAAAACCCACCTGGCAGGGCAATTAGTTTATTTCCTAGCTTTCCGCCCCTACGTACCACCAGAACGTGTCCCGATTTGATAACGACCGCATCAGTTGTAACAAATGTGGGCACAAATGGCGCAGCACCCCACTTTGCTTTGTATTCAGAAAGGAATTTGAATTCATCCTTAAGATTGGCATACTTATCTGATTTTTTGAAATCAGCAAGAATGTTTCTTGATGGTTCTGGAATGAACTCTTGACAATCATGATTCATGAAGTATTTTTCACGAATCTGGGTGGCACGTGGATGCTCATCCATATTCCTGACAAGCTCCATTTCCCACTGAGGAAATAGTTTTAAATAGTAAGAGCTTTTATCGTGATCGCATCCAACAAGAACCACACTATCAGTATCACTTACTGAGTCCTTGATTTTCTCCTGTAGAGAAGTAATCCACAAGTTATCGTTGTACAACGAGTCCCGTATGTACATTACTTTGACGCGTTCGTTCTCCTCATCAGTGAGAGCCCAACGAATCATGCGTTCACGCTCCTCAGAAGACCAAGGATTCTTCGTGTTTACGGCCTGATTGTGGCTGCCTATGATGACGATGGTGTTTTTTGCCAGGTCCAGGGCGCGTTTAAGCAGCACTAAGTGTGCGTTATGAAACGGCTGAAACCTTCCAATAAAAACGGAATAATCGAATTTCTTCATGTTACACTCTCCGTGTTATGTAATTGGACGCTCTCTGCGTCCATTCATCTATATATCAGGATATGCACGTTTTGCACGTGCGTCAATCTTTTTCAGATTGCTCGTTTTCCAGAGTTTGGCGTATTTTCTCTTGTTTGATTTGAGCTGTCAGCCAGAGTTGAACTGGCAGTTCAATCTTACGAGGATTGAGTGTTACCATTACACCATGACAGCGATAAAGTTATGTATTCAAGCTGGTCTGCAAGATGGTTTTTGAGCACTAGAAGGGAATCGAACCCTTATCCGCGGGGTTGCAATCCGCGTACCGAAGCCATCGAACCAGTGCATATGTTTTGGAGCACCCACTCGGATTCGAACCGAGATTACTGGATTACAAAACCAGGTCGTTACCAGTTACGATCATAGGTGCCTTATTTGTATTTTTGATTCCATTGCTCTAACTCATAAACTTGTTTTTTGAGTTGTGCTGCTCTATCTATTAGCATATCAATTAAATGGTAGAGTTCCACATCAGGAAATGTGCCATCCATATATTCCGACCATTCTTCCGGCAGTCGTTCAGTCTCGCTCAGTAATTCTTCATAAGTTAAACTTGGATCGGGTTTTGGAGGAATCTTTTTGGACTCATAGATGTTGATTGCTCGGGCAAGTTCTCTTTGAATTTGAGGCGGAGGATATAATTCAGCTTCTTGGTAGGCTTGTGAAGTTGCTTTTAATCTTTTTACTAAATTTTCTAGTTGATCTACAGATAAATCATGAATCGCCATTGATCTTGTCCTTAATTTTTTGATACATAGAAATACATATTCTTTCTAATTCTGTCAATGATATGTTTCTGTACTTTATCGGGACAGCTATCCACTGGCTATCAATTGGTCTCCAGCATACTTTACCGTCACCCTCACACATGCCACACTGGCCCACATCGGAATATCCGGTACCGTTGCATATATCACAAACGTAGTCATTCATCGGGTCCGGATGATTGATGTTCAGCTTCATTCTTGAGTCCTTTCTTGATGATTTTAAGAATCTCTTTGGTCGAGACAACTTCGCACTTGCTTGTGATCTCATCAATCCTCAATTTCGGCATGTCGTAATGTGGATACTTCGATGAAGAATGGAACCAGCACCGTTTGATGCCAAGGTCTGCCGCCATCTTGTGAAGGTTCTCGATCGAATATGGGACGCATATAAGGTGCCTCCCGTTGTCGCATATGTATTTCACTCGAAAAGTGCTACAAGATCTTCTAGGGATTCTTGCTGAGAAAGCTTCCAGCCGCTATCGTTAGAGGGATTGATTTGCTTGCCAGTCTTCTTGTTCAACTTAATCAGTCGATTCTCCCTGTCAACCAGCTCAAGAGCATCTGTTGTAACGCCAACGGCAGTTGCCCAGTCAGGCAGCTTTGCTCCGCTGGCATCAACCATCCTAACTTCACGTTTCGACCACAGTTCATCAAGTCTGACAATCTCAGACCGCATGACCTCCATTATCTCGCGACCATTATCAACCATTTCATCCTTCTCTGCTGCAAAGAACATACCAAGCGACATAAGGCGTCTGTCATCTATTTTGACGGTGCAGCCATATTGGTCTTTAACTGGATTGTTGCACGGAGTCCCTTCTTGCATTGGAATAGGCGATTTTTCATCATCATAGAAGTAAAAAGGCATCTTGTTGAAAGGCAGGTCCACATCAAAGTTATAGGTTTCGTTGTGAAACTTGTGGTCTCTTTCACCAATCTTAATCGCCATCCATCTAGTAACTGATGTGATGTATTCACGCTCTGGATCGCAAGCATTGTAATCAAAACCAACTTGATTCGGCTGGCTACAGTATGACAAATCCTCCATTGGAGGGCTTGCGTATTCATGGCCATCATATCCAAATACTTTTGGCGCTCCACGATACTCTTTCTCCATGAACTGCAGCATTGCTTTCTGCAGCTTGGGATGCCTAGCGCTTACACAAATTGAATAACCCATAACTTACCTTTCTTTAGCTTCCCCGGCAGGATTCGAGCCTGCGACCTTCTGG